TCTTGGCGCACTAGGAATTTTATTTTCTGAATTATCACGTAAGATAGCACTTACTTGACGAGTTAAATCACCGTAAAGAACAGGTACTTGCTTTAAGGTGCCATCGCCTGTTTTGTAACTAAAGTTACTAAGCAATCGCATCATTTGTACAAGATACTTTCTTATCTGTCCGTCGTAAAAGTGCTCAGCCATTAGTTATCCGCCTTAGGTTTTAATACTTGAGAAAGTGCTTGACGCTGTTGCGTTCTTTCGTTGTGTAATGTTAAACTATACAATCCTGCATCTTTAACTGCATCTGCAGGTAGTGTAATCTTAACCCGTTGAGTTCCGTTGTCGTCATAACTTGTAAGCATACCTGGATGATCTGCAACTACAAATGGTAATCTAACAAATCCGTCTCTTGTTTCTGATGTATATTCTATTTGAATATATTTTGCAGTTGTATATGCAATTTCTGTATTAATTACTGTTTGACCTACACTTAAACGCACAAAGTCTTGTGCAATTGGTGTATTATATAGGAATGTGTCTACGTCATTGATAAACGAACCTCTTAATGTTTGTGTAGTACTGTTATTCATTGGAGCTCTCTTAACATCGTGTACTTTTAACCAACGCTTACCTTCATAACGGAACAAACGCTGAGGTAAGAAATCCGTTCTTAAAAAATAGTCACCTTCTACACTGTTTAATGGAAAACTAATACCACTACTAAAGTTACTACCGTTAGGAGCAAACTCGTCTCCTATAAGTAACCCTTTGTATCCTGTTACAGTTGGAGTTGCTCTATCAGTAACATTTCCTTGACTGTCTGTTTGCTCTACCTTTGCGCGACCTGTATTTTCATCAACTGCAAGTGTATAATAATTTTCGTCTACATCATAACCACTTTTAGGAGTGTTTGCTTCTGCTTCTGCGACTACAGCGTCATTAACTTGCATTTCTGCTTCAAACGTACTTAGTACATCACGTAATGTTCCATCTTCTGGATAATCTTCACTTGCAGGCAAGTCGAGAATGTCTTTAAATTCTTGACTATCAACAATCTGTTTAAGTTTTAGTCTATATAAATGCGGATACCAAGTAGGACTAAATCCTTCTGCTGCACGATTAATATCTTCAATAACGTAAAAACGTTTTAACGCAACACTAAAGTCATTTAGTGCATATTCATCTTTTAAGTGAGGCAATTCAATTACATCACCAGGCATTAGTTTACGTCCTATTGCTTCAACTGAACTTGTGATATGTACAGTCATAAACAATGTGTCGTTACTTAAAAACAATCCAAATTGGCTAAGATCAAAATCAATATCCTGTACATTATAAATGCCTCTAATAGTATAAACATCTGGATCGTATTTTCTATCACGGTTTTCTAAAAACAACATATCTTGGATCTGTGTATGATCCTTTTCTGTTGTTCCGTCGTTCGTACCGATATATTTGTGGACAAAAAGGTCTGTACCACCTACGGTAAACATTTCATTTATTTGTCGATCCAGAAATTTGAAGTCTGCACCGCGCTCTGGTTTATATAAACTAAGTCTTGGCATATACATATTTATCGAAAGATAAATACTATATCGGAGAAACGTAAATGGCAGTATCGCAAACACAAAAACAAGAGGTATTCGACTATGTAAATGCTTTCCTAGGAGGAGGCATGGTAGATGTCGAATTGGATCCAATACATTATGAAACTGCATTAAAGAAAGCACTTTCTAAATTTAGACAGCGTTCAGACAATAGTGTGGAAGAATCATACTTGTTTATGCCTACTGTTGAAGATCAAAATGAATACATACTACCAGAAGAAGTAGTAGAAGTTCGTAAATTATTTCGCAGAAGCATTGGCTCACGTAGTGGCGGCGGTGACGGCGGAACACTATTTGAACCATTTAATATGGCTTACACAAACACATATCTTTTGTCGAGCAGCAATTTAGGGGGCTTAGCCACGTATGACCTGTTTGCAGGATACCAAGAGTTAGTCGGACGTATGTTTGGTTCATTTATTGAATTCAAATGGAATACAACAACTAGAAAATTAACACTTCTACAACGTCCCCGCACAGAAGAAAATTTACTTCTTTACGTTTACAATTATCGTCCAGATAGCGAATTACTGAAAGATTATCTTGCAAGTCAATGGATTAAAGATTATACACTAGCAGGTTGTAAGTATATGCTCGGTGAAGCAAGAAGTAAATTCGCAACTATTGCAGGTCCACAAGGAGGATCAGCACTTAATGGTGATGCACTCAAACAAGAAGCACAGGCCGAAATGGAAAAATTAGAAGCAGATGTGACACTGCAAGTTGCAGGCGGCACCGGCTATGGGTTTACAATTGGTTAATGGGCGAGTTTAGCCACAAAGAGGCTCATAGGCTTTTTTGGATGGTTAAAGGTCATCTTAGCAGTAGCGAGAAAACTATATTAGATTCAGCACCCGGGTACTTTAATAGGTTATGGGGGAATCACGAAAATGTCTATAAAGAAGAAGGTTTTGAAGAAGCATATAAAAAACTTCTTGACAAAAGGTCCTGATCCTATTATAATATAATTTATATTGTAAAGGATATCTTTTTTATGTTACCAAAGTTACTTATTGTTGGCCACGGCCGTCATGGTAAAGACACTGTCTGCGAAATGTTAGAAAAATATGGTTATACATTTCAATCAAGTTCCAAATTCTGTTCAGAGCTTTTTATATTTGAAGATCTAAAAGACAAGTACGGATATGCTAACGAACAAGAATGTTACGCAGATCGACATAATCATCGTACAGAATGGTACAACATGATACACGATTATTGTAAAAATGATCTAGCACGTCTTGGACGTAACTTGTTTTCTCAAAATAAAATTTATTGCGGTCTACGCAATAAGCGCGAGTTCTTTGCAATGCAAAATGAAGAAATTTTTGACTATGCTATTTGGGTAGATCGCACAGATCACTTACCTACAGAAGATCCTAGTTCAATGAGTATTGAGCAATGGATGTGTGATTACACTATTGATAACAATGGCGATTTAAAAAGATTAGAAAGAAACGTAGATACGCTTATTCGCACCATCTTTAGAAATCAGGGACTAGGTCACCTTGCTTCCAGCGCACCCCGTCTTTCTGAAGAATACGCTGACAGTTAGCACAAATAGTTTTTAAATTATTAGGCCGACAATTATTTAAATCGCCGTCAATATGAAATACGTTGAACTGTTCTGTGTGTTTACTTTTGAACCCACATTTTTCACAAGTATCCTTTTTTTCATATCCTCTTTGTTTCCATTTAGGAATACCGTGACCTATACCGTTACGCAAACATCGTTCACATAAACTTCTATAATAAGTCTTGCCGTCTTTTTTATAGTTTATAGCAGCAGGACGCTGTCCGCATTGACATAAAGGTCTCATACTGTATTTACCTCACCTTTTCGGTCCCTTTTTATGGTGGTTTATTAAGGCGAATTATATCTTTTGTGCTAAATAATAGTAACAAACCCATATTACTATAGGAGATATAAAATGGCACTAACATCACCAGGAGTACAGGTATCCGTAGTAGACGAAAGTTTCTACACACCAGCGGAGCCAGGTACAGTTCCAATGATATTTGTAGCCACCGCCGAAAACAAAACTAATGGCGCTGGTACAGGTATTGCACAAGGAACATTAAAAGCAAATGCAGGTAAACCTTACTTGTTAACATCACAGCGCGATTTAACAGAAACATTTGGCGATCCTGTATTTTACACAGATAACAATAATAATCCAATTCATGCAGGTGAGCTTAACGAATATGGCTTGCAGGCTGCTTACTCACTATTAGGTGTAAGCAACAGAGCATGGGTTGTTAGAGCAGATGTAGATACTAGCGCACTACAAGCAAGCGCAGATGCACCAGCAGCTGATCCTGCAGATGGCGCATACTGGTTCGACACTGCAACTACAAACTTTGGTATTTTTGAATGGAACAATGCAGCAGCAACAGCAGGCGGACAAAGTTTTGCTAATAAAGTTCCAGTTGTAATTAGTGACTCAACAAAAGTAGTTGACTTCGATGGCGGCGACTACACTCCTAAAGGGTCAGTTGGAGCAATTGGAGACTATGCAGTTGTAGCAGTAACCACTACAAACAGATTTTGGTATAAAGACTCCGCAGGTACTTGGAGAGAAGTTGGAACTAGTGCTTGGGTTGGCAGTATTCCAACAGTAACAGGCGGAACTGTAGGTACTATTACAGCAGGTGAAAGATTCTCAATTAATACAGTTGATATTATTGCACCAGCTAATCCAAACGACACGTTAGATGGTGTTGTTGATTACATTAATAACACTGCTGCTATTCCAGGTGTTAGCGCAGCAAACATTGACGGTAGACTAGTAATTTATAATGATGGTACAACTACTTCTACTATTACTATTGCAGAAGGCGATGGACTAGCAGCAAGCGTAGGCTTTGGCTCAGGTGACGGACAAGTTGCAATTGGCAGTGCGTTCCCAGTACCAGCATTGGCTATCCAAGCACATACTTCAGTACCACAGTGGAAAGCAACTTCAGGCAACAAGCCAACTGGCAGTGTTTGGGTTAAAACTACTGAACCAAATTTAGGTGCTCGCTGGAGAGTTAAGTCTTGGAATGCAGATACAGAGTTATGGGATTTAATTCCTGCTCCAATTTATGCTAATAACCAAACAGCTATTGCAAAACTAGATAGTGCAGGCGGCGGTGCAAACTTAGCAGTGGGTGATTTATATGTTCAAAGTAATGTTAGCGAAAATGCTTCATTAACTGCTACATTTAAAATCTTCCGCAGACAAAATGCAGGTGCAACTAGCATTACAAGTAGTGCAGTAACAGCAAGCACATTTGCTAACACTACAACATATACTTTTACTATTGCAGAATCAACAGTAGGTGATGAAGCATTAGCATCAGCAGTAAATATTAGTTTCACAACTACTACAGCAGCAACGTCAGATGCAGATTTAGTTGCAGACGCAATTAACGCCGCTGGCCTAACAAACATTGTTGCTACAGTTGATTCTTTAAATAGAATTGTAATTAGTCATACTAAAGGTGGTGAATTCCGTTTAGTTAATGGCACTAATACTCCATTAACTGCATTAGGATTTAGCACAAGTACTACTAACTTATATGCTGATCCTAACGGAAACTCAACAGACTTTGTTGCAACTAACTGGAAGGTATTATCATATGAAGCATCAGATAATGCACCAACTGCACTAGCAGCAGACGGAACATTATGGTATAGTTCAGTTATCGACGAAGTTGATATCTTAGTACATGACGGAACTAAGTGGGACGGTATTCAAAACGTTTACGGTGCAAGTGCTGGCGTAACAGTTGCAGCAAGTGAGCCTAGCAGTCCAGATAACAATGATATTTGGGTTGACTCAAGTGATTTAGAAAACTTCCCAACAATTTATAGATATAACAATTCATTACAAAAGTGGGTACTAATTGACAAAGGCGATCAAACCACAGAAGACGGCATCTTATTTGCAGATGCACGTTGGAATACAGATGGCTTAACTGCTGACGAAGCAACAATTAGTGAACTAGCTGGTAGTGACTTTGTTGATCCAGACTGCCCAGATCCGGCACTATATCCACAAGGTATGTTGCTTTGGAACTTACGCAGAAGCGGATTTAACGTTAAGAAATTTGTACGTAATTACATTGACGTAACTGCTGACAATGGTCGTTACAACGACGAAGCAATGACTAACTATTATCCACACAGATGGGTAACTGAGTCAGGCAACCAAGAAGATGGTTCAGGTAGCTTTGGACGTAAAGCACAGCGTAAAGTTGTTGTACAAGGTCTACAAGCAACAGTTAACTCAAATGATGACATTAGAGATGATGAATCAAGAATCTTTAACTTGATGGCAACTCCAGGATATCCTGAGCTAATTGGCGAAATGATTAGTCTAAACTATGACAGAGGCTTGACAGCATATGTTGTAGGCGATAGCCCAGCAAGACTAACACCAGATGCTACTTCATTAAACAACTGGGCAACAAACGTTAACCTAGCTGTTGAAGATAATGACAACGGATTAGTAAGCCGAGATGAATACTTTGGTGTATTTTATCCATGGGGCTTTACAAGCGATAACTTTGGTAACAATGTTGTTGTTCCTCCAAGTCATATGATTTTAAGAACTGTTGCACTTAGCGACCAAGTTAGCTTCCCATGGTTTGCACCAGCAGGTACAAGACGCGGCGGCATTACTAACGCTTCAAGTGTAGGTTATATCGATAGTGAAGGCGAATTTACAAGCATTGCACTTAACGAAGGTCAAAGAGACACACTATATGCTCAGAATGTAAACCCAATTACATTCATTACAGGTGCAGGTCTTGTTAACTTTGGTCAGAAGACTCGTGCAAGAGGATCGAGTGCATTAGATAGAATCAACGTAGCACGTTTGGTAATTTACTTACGTAGTCAATTGAATCAACTTGCTAAGCCATATATCTTTGAACCAAACGATAAGATTACACGTGACGAAATTAAACAAGCGGCAGAGAGCTTAATGCTTGAGCTAGTATGTCAAAGAGCACTGTATGACTTCCTTGTTGTTTGTGATGAATCAAACAACACTCCGAGCAGAATTGATAGAAATGAACTATACTTAGACATTGCTATTGAACCTGTTAAGGCTGTTGAATTCATTTACATTCCATTAAGACTTAAAAACACAGGAGAGATTGCAGGTTTATAAAGCATAAAAATAGG